ACATCGCCAAGCGGTTCGCCAACCTCTCGCCGCCCAGCGCTGAAGCGCTGAAGGCCGCCATGGAGGAGGCCGCATCGCAGGTGACCTACGCGCGTGGGCTGCTGGACGAGTCGATCCTGACGGCCGTGAAGGGCATCGCCAGCCGGGCAGCCAAGGGCGGTGCGCTGGAGGCCAAGGACATCGAGCGCGCGGCCGCTGCGATCAAGCGCCTGGACGAGCTGCGCAAGGCGGCCGCTGCCGTGATGTTGCCGTCGGCTCGCGATGACCTGCTAGCGTTCTATCAGCCATGGATCGCCGACCTGCAGGCAGCGGTGGCCCCTGGCGCCGGCAAGCCAGCGCACTGGGGAGGGTCCATCTTCAAGGGGCACGCCGGCGCCATTGAGATCGACGCCAAGCTGGTGAAGGTGCCGCCGGCGCGGGCTCCTGGCGAGGTGACGTCGCCGGGTGAGGCGAACAAGATCATCGCCGACGCCTTCGGGCCGAGCGTGGCCACCATGCAGGTGCCGCAGGGCCCGGGCGCGCCGCTGTTGACGGCCAGGATGCACATGGAGCACCAGCGGGTGATCGCTGCCTACACCGGCAGCCATTACCGTGCGCTGAACCAGGCGCTGCGCACGGCCAGTGCTGGGGCACCCCAGAAGCGGGTCGAGAAGCTGCTGAACGAGGCGCTGGGCCTGGGCCCGGCCTACAAGGGCAAGGTCTACCGCGGCTTGTCGCTTGCTGGTGTCGAGCGCGCGTCCTTCATTGCGCAGCACAAGATGGCGATGGCCAACGGTGGCACGCTCGGCCATGCGCAGTTCAACAGCACCAGTCGGGCGTCCGGCAGCAGCTTCGGCGGCAACATCCGCTTGGTGATCGACAGCAAGACCGGTGTGCACGTGAAGCCGATCTCGCTGCACCCCGGCGAGGATGAGGTGCTGTTCCGCAGCGATGCGAAGTTCAAGGTCACGAAGATCGACGAAGGATCGTCGATGGTGACCATCTACCTGGAGGAGGTCTGAGCGATGAACATCGACGAGTGGATCAGCCTGCCGACTGAGCAGTTCGCCGAGAAACTGCGCGACGCGCAGATGACCCGCGAGCAGTATGACCAGGCCGTGGCTGAGATCCTGGCCGATCAGCGCATGGTCGAGGAAATGCGCACCGCTGGCACGCTGCCCACGAAGCTGCCCGAGGGCAAGATGGGCGACAGCCTGAGTTACGGCATCCCGCGCGTCGAGTCCGACGACGCCAGCAGCTGACGCACCGCGTCGGCCGGCGCGATGGCCGAAAACGGCCAGGAGGGGTCGGGCTGCTCCATGTAGACAGGCGCGCCGGTGGCTGCCTGCAGTTCGTCCAGGGTGGATGCTTCGACGACGGCCAGCGTCTTGTCGTCTGGATACAGGTGGGCGCGGATCATCGGCCCACCCTCTCCATCTGCGCACTGTGGAACAGCGACCACACCCGCATCGCGATCGACTTGCGGAAGGCCGCCTTGATCGAGTCCTTGAAGTTCGGATAGTTGATCTTCGAGACCGACCGCAGCATGGCGTGCGCGACCTCTTCACGTGGAACAACCGAGCGGAAGCGGTAGTCGGCCGACGGCGTGACTTCCTCGATCACGCGCAGGCCACTGGTAAGCGGGTTCAGGAATCGCTCGACATCGCCCTTGAAGCGGCCGCGCACGATCAGCTTGCTGGCGTCGTCGCGGTGCTCGACGATGGAGACGAAGGCGGTGTTTGTGATCAGCCACATGGTCAGGTCTTTCTGCGGCGCCTGGCCGCGAGGTACTTGGGCAGTAAGGCGCCAATGGTCTTCAGGTGGCGCGCCGGCATAAGCCGAAACGCAGCTGCGCCCGGCATGGCCAGCCACGACTCGACGGTCTTCAGCGACACGCCGGCCAGCTCAGCGACCTCGCGCTGGGTGAGTTCTCGCTCGGTCATGAGCCGGCGCAGATCGTCGGCAGGCGACTCGATCATCGATTGCAGCAGCATTTCTCGTCGCCTTACCTGCGACACGATCTGCCAAATTCGGGTTTTCGACAAACCAAGCATTCGAGCAATGTCTGCGCAAGTCTCGCCGGCCTTTTGCCTGACGTAGATCTCTTTGTCTCGCGGGCTCGGCTCGGCGCGCCTTGTCTCTCGCGCCTCAAGATAGGACCTCACTTTTTCATCCATCAACCAGACCCTTCATGCGCAAACACGGCCGGAATCGTATACCGACGTAGTAGGGTACGCAAGAAATGTCGGCTGCACGCTGAATGCCCGCAAATGCGACTGTGGCGGACGTATGGCGCACTGTAGGCACGTCAAGTATTTGCACCTTACGAAAGTCCCAGGTGCTGCATACATTGCCGCCCCATGAAGCCCTTCGAGCTCTTCAAGGCAGGCAAGCACACGTCTTCAGGCGGTGCATCGCTGTCCTTCAGTGCCGATGATCTGCAGGCCGCTGTTGCCGCCTACGATCCGGCCCTGCACGAAGCGCCCATCGTCGTCGGCCACCCGAAGGACAACGCGCCGGCGTACGGCTGGATCAAGTCGCTGTCGTTCGCCGACGGCTCGATCACTGCCGAGCCCGCTCAGGTCGACGCCGACTTCGCAGAGATGGTCAAGGCCGGCCGCTTCAAGAAGCGCTCGGCCAGCTTCTACACACCGGACGCACCGAACAACCCGAAGCCCGGCAGCTACTACCTGCGGCACGTCGGCTTCCTTGGCGCGCAGCCGCCTGCCGTCAAGGGCCTGAAGGAAGTCGCCTTCTCCGATGCCGAGCAGGGCGTCGTCGAGTTCGGTGACGCGAGCCGCTGGGCCTGGTCATCGATGGCCGCGATTGCGCGCAACTTCCGCGAGTGGGTGATCGGTGAGAAGGGCGTCGAAGCCGCCGACAAGGTGGTGCCGAACTTCCTGATCGCCGACCTGGACAGCGCGGCCAAGGCCGAGAGCACCGACCCGCAAACCGCCGCCATGCCGGCCTTCTCCGAGGACGACCCCATGAACATCCAGCAGCTGCAGGCCGAGGTGACCCGCCTGACCGTCGAGAACGCCACGCTGAAGGCGAACCAGGTGCCGGCCGACTTCGCCGAGCGAGAGACCACTCTGGCCGCCCGCGAGGCTGAGGTCGCTGCTGCGCTGGCCAAGACCGCACGCGCGACCGTCGAGGCCCGCGTTGACGCCGCGGTCAAGGCCGGCCGCCTGCTGCCCGCGCAGAAGAAGCACGCCGTCGACTTTGCGATGGCACTGGCCGAAGGCGAGGCGACCATCGACTTCGGCGAGGGCGACAAGGCCAAGAAGGTCAGCCAGCGCGAGGCCTACCTGCTCGACATCGAGTCGCGCGGCAAGGTCGTCGAGTTCGGCGAGCTCTCGCAGGCCAGCGGCAGCGGCAGCGATCAGCCGCCGATCGAGGCGGTGCAGCGCGAGCTGGCCGCTCAGGTCTTCAGCGGCGGCAGCGCCAAGGCCTGACCCGCGCCACCCCCCCAATCACTGACGAGGTACACCGACCATGACGACCTACACCGAATCGCGCCGCGCGCTGGAGTTCCTGGCCTGGGAAGTGAACCCCCAGTACAGCCGCGAGGAGGTCACGCTCACCGCGGCGCAGGGCGATCTGAAGGCCGGCACGGTGATGGCCAAGGTCACGGGCACGGGCAACTATGTGCCTTACGACGACGACGCGAACGCGGGCACGGCCGGCGTCGGCATCGCCGCTGGCGTCCTCTGCTACGACGTGCCGAACAACGCTGCCACGCAGAAGATCGTGATCATCGCGCGAAGCGCGATCGTCAAGTCAGACCTGCTGGTGTGGGAGGCGTCGAACGACGCTGGCGAGAAGACCGCCGCCATTGCTGAACTGGTGGCGCTGGGCATTCTGGTCCGCGCCTCCTGACTCGCGCAGGTCAACGAACAAGCACGCAACGGAGCTAGACACCATGGACATCTACCGCGACTACTTCAACCGCGAGGAGCTGGTCCGCACGCTCGCGCAGGCGCCCTACACCCCGGGTCAGCTGGGCCAGCTTGGCATCTTCGACAGCGTGCCGCTGACCAGCACGGTCTTCGCGGTCGAGGTCGAGAAGAAGAACGCCGGCCGTGTGCTGACCGCCAAGCCTCGTGGCGCCCCGCGCCAGCGGTCGGCCACCGACACCCGTGTGACGCACTCGTTCCCGGTGGTGGACCAGTACGGCGACGAAGACAACGTCATGGCCGACGACGTCCTCAACTCCCGCACCGGCATCGCTGGCGCGAAGGAAGTGATCGAGAACCGTCGCGCCGAGAAGATGGCCAAGCTGCGCCGCACTGTGGACCGCACGCACGAGGTGCTGCGCATGACCCGGCTGCTGTCGCCGGCGTCCACCGAGTTCGGTTCGGCCGCCGCCGGTGTCGTGATCGCAGTGCAGACCGACGCGACGAAGACCCGCAAGGAGATCTTCGACAAGCTGGTCATTCCGATCAACGCGGCGCTCGACGGACTGGCCTACTCGGGGATCATCGTCCTGTGCTCCGACGGCTACTGGTCGGACATGATGGGCAACAAGGAATTCCGCGAGACCTACGTCAACTGGCAGGCCGCGACGGGGCTGCGCGCCGGCATCGGCGCCAACGGCCAGCAGGTGACCCCGCCCATGCCCTACGGCGACGCCGTGTGGCAGTGGTATCGCGGCACCAGCGATTGCAAGATCCCAGACAACGAGGCCCGCGCGATCCCGATGGGTGTGGCCGACGGCCTGGCCTGGCAGGCCTTCGCGCCGAACAACACCGTCGAGTCGGTTGGTTCCGGCGCCATGGGCCAGCCCTACTACGTGGGCGCCAAGCCCATCACCGACAGCCAGGGCACGCTGGGCTGGGAGATGTCCATCCAGTCGCACTGCCGCATGGTGTGGGGCCGCCCTGCCGCCGTGATCCCCATCACCAAGGCCTGACCGCAAGGGACGGCGCGAGCCAGCCGCAACCAAAGCAGGGGCGCGCGGCGCCCCTGTTTCACATCTGGAGCACGGACGCATGGCCTCCTTCATCTTCAACCGAATGCTCGAGCTGTGGGCCCGCGGCGGCATCGACTTCGACACCGACACGTTCAAGCGCTCGCTGCACGCCGCTGCCTACCCGGCGAGCGACGCTACGGCCAAGGACACGCACGACTTCTTCGACGACGTGACGAACGAGATCACGGGCACCGGCTACACGGCAGGCGGCACGGCGACCTCGGTCACTGTCACGCTCGACACCGCGAACGACCGGCTCGACATCGCCTTCGCGCAGACCACCTGGCCGTCGAGCACGCTCACCGCGCGAAAGAGCGTCGTGCGCAAGGCGCGCGGCGGGGCCGCGTCGGCAGATGAGCTCATCTTCCTCAACGACTTCGGGGCTGACGTGGTCACGTCAGCCGGCACGTTCACGCACAACGCGGACACCGTCCGCATCACCAACACCTGAGCGGGCGCGCACCATGGACGACGTCATCACCACCACGATCAGCTCGCTCAACGTCGAGCAGCTGGGCCAGGTCCACAACATGCTGCTCCGGCAGCAGGGGCAGCTGGTCGAGCGCAGCCAGGCCCTGGGCCGGCAGATCGACGACATCCGGGCAGTCCGCTCCGGCATCGCGGCGGAGATCTCGAAGCTGCGCGAGGACATGAACTTCCTCGCGGCTCGCATGGAGGTCCTGCGCGGCCACCCGGCAGCCGTTGTGATGGCCAACGACCCGCGGCTGGCGGCATCGGCGCAGTCGATGCTGGCGGGGCGCAACGCCACCGTGCCGGGCGTGGTCCTCGAAGCGAAGGCCTCCTGAGCGGCGCGGCCAGCGGCGATGCGCAACGCAACCGGGGACGCGCCACATGATCACGCTCGCCGACTACCTGCAGGGCCGAGACCGTACGCACGGCCTGCAGCTGGGCACTGACTTGCGCGCAAACGCTGCCCGCACGGTCGCGGCGGCCAATGCCCTCCTGGTGCTGGCCAAGGGCGCCGGCGTCAGCCTGGAGGAAAGCCCGCGCACCGGCAGCATCGTCACCAGCGGCTGGCGGCCGCCAGAGATCAACGACGCAACGCCCGGGGCCAAGCCGAAGAGCCTGCACCTGCGCTGCATGGCCGTCGACCTGTACGACCCTGACGGTGACCTCGACGAGTGGCTGCTGGCCAACGCTGACACCGTGCTGAAGGACCTGGGCCTGTGGCTCGAGCACCCGGCCGCCACCAAGGGCTGGGCGCATGTGCAGCTGAAGCCGCCGGGCAGCGGGCGGCGCGTGTTCTACCCCTGACCAAGGATCGCACCATGCTGATCGACGAAGGCTTTTCGCGGTGGTGGAAGAAGTACAGCGCCATCGCGCTGTTCCTCATCGGCGCGCTCAACAGCGCATGGGCAGCGAGCCCTGACATGCAGGCCCTGGTGGGGCCGCAGGGCCTGAGCATTGCCAATGGCGTGCTGGCCGTGCTGGGCTTCATGGGTCGCTTCATCCGCCAGACGGAGGCGCTCTGATGGCCCGCGGCCTTGCCGCCTTCCTGCTGGCTGCGGCGGTCGCGGCGGCATCGGCGGGATGTGCGTCTCCGCTGCTGCCGTACCGCATCGACAACATGACGGCTGAGCAGCTGCGCGAGGTGGCCAAGGATCGAAGCGCGGCCGCGGGGTGCTCGAAGGTCTCCGGGCCATGGGGCACTGGCACGGTCGTGACCGTGAACCTCGACAAGGGCGCAACGCCCAGCGGCACCACGGTCGAGATCGGCGCTGACTGCGTCGTGCGCATCGGCGGCAGCAAGCCCTGAGCGAGAGATGGCAGAGCCCACATCCACAGCGGCATCCAGCGGGGTCGGCCTGGCCGCCACCATGGTCGCCGTGCTCGGCCCCGTGGCGGGGGAGTACGCGGCCATCGTCTTCGCGGCGCTGGCGGGCGCGCTGTGGCCACTTAGCGCGCGCTCCGGGCTCGGTCGTGCGGACGGCGCCTGGCTGCTGCTGCGGCTGGTCGGCACCTCGGTCGTGCTGACCGGCATCCTGGCGTGGGCCGCGCATCGGTATGCAGGCGTTCCTGTGATCACTGCGCTGGCGCCTGTGTCTTTCGGCATCGCAGCATTGGGCGACCGCTGGCGGGCCGTGTGGTCGCGAATCGCGGGTCGGGTGCTGCGCACTGTTGACGGAGGTCGGCCTTGACGCTGTTGTATGTCGTTTGCTGCCTGCTCATCTTCGCCGCGACGTTCAAGCGCCTCGTCCTCGTCGATCGCCACGGGACCCGCGCGATCGTGCGAGTGGTGTTCGTCGCGCTCGGAAGTGCATCGATTGCAGGCCTGTACTGGTCTCTCTTCCATGGGTATTCGCCTGCACCGCCTGACCTGCTGTTCGCCGTCGCTACCGCTGCCGTGCAGTGGGTCTCTGGCAGCAGGCTGTGGCGCGGGCAGGTGCCCAGCGAGTACAGGGTTGATGGGGGCGCACCTTGTGGACCAGCCGCGCATCCGTTTTCCGCCCAGAGCCCAAGACAAGACCCCCGCGGCGAGTGCCGCCTGACCCGTTGATCAACCACCTGGACCTGACCATGTTCAAGCACATCACCACCCGACTCACGTCCCTGCGCGCCTGTGGCCTGCAGGCCATGCTGGCCCTGGCGCTGGCGCTGACCCTGGGCACCGCTGCCTTGGTGCCCGTGCCCGCGCAAGCCGCGATGACCATCAGCACGGCATCGCGCAGCACGATGGCCACCGCGCTGCTGGGCGATATTGCCGGCGGCACGATCAAGATCTACAACGGCAGCAAGCCCGCGAGCCTTGGCACGCCGGCCGGCACGCTGCTGGCCACGCTTACGCTGGGCACCCCTGCGGGCACGGTGACCAGTGGCGTTATCACCATCGGGTCGGTCACGCAGACCAACAGCGCCCATGTGGCCGGCACGCCCACCTTCATTCGGTTCAGCAACTCGGGCGGCACGGCCGTTGCAGACATTGACATCGGCGTGGGAGCTGGGAACGTGCAGTTTTCGGGCACGGTGGTGAACGGGCAGAACGTCACCGTCACCGGCCTCACGCTGACCATGCCCAACGCCTGACGGCAGCCGGCACAGCCCTGCAGCACCAGCACCGCCGTGGCATCGCCTGCTCACAGCACCTACAGCGTCGGCACCGGCCAGCCCATCCACGGTGGGCGCTGGCCGGGCGGGCGGCTGTCGGGTGCGGCTGACCTGGCGGCAGTGCTTGGGGCGGGGGTGCTGTCCGTCAATGGGTCCGCACTGGCGGGTGATGTTGCGTTGTCCATCGTTGCACCGGCAGGGGCGCTGTCCGTCGATGAATCCGCGCTGACGGGCGATGCTGCGTTGTCTGCTGTCGCACCGACTGGATCGATCATGGGCACGCCGGACTACATCAGCGGGGCCACGGTTGGCCGGTGGGGGACGGTCCCTGCCGGCAACACCCTCGCTGACCTCAACCCCGGAAACAACCCCGCACTCAATCCAGACTACCCATCATCCCCGCCGTGGGGCATCAGTCAAACCGCCGTGATTGCGGCCTGGTGCGGCATGGGCACAGATCCAGTCGGGCGCATGTGGTGCTGGGGCGGAGGGCATGCGGACTACGGCGGCAATGAGCCCTACATGCTGGATCTGCGAGCCGCCACCCCTTCATGGACGATGATGCGCCCGCCCAGCGGCAGCTTGCTGTCGCCTGCGTCAGGTGTTGCCATTGACGCCAGCGCCCCCGGCATCGCGGCCAGCGCGACGGGACTTTTTAGTGACGGCAGGCCGCGCCCGACGCACACGTACAGCGGGCTGATCTACGTGCCAGGCATTGGCCTGGTGGTGCCAAATTTTTACCATTGCTGGCCGCACGTCAATGGCCCCAGCAAGGCCTACCGATTCAATGAGTCGGTATCCGACTGGGCGCTGCTTGCCGACTACACCGCGGTGTCTGACCCGGCGAACTATCTCGCCACAACGTGCTACGACGCCAGCAGGAACTGCCTTTGGATGTTGGGCGGTGGTGCTTACGCGATGCTCAAGGTCGACCTTGCAACTGGTGTCGCCACGAAGCATGGCTCGGTGGACAACCACAGCGGCGGCCCGCTTGGCATGTGGCATGACGCGGCGAACGATTTGATCTACATCGTATCCACCAAGGGCGGCGGCATGGTCGATGCTGCGTCAGGGATGTCGATGTTCGACTGTGCGGCCAGCGCGTGGCATGTGCTGCCAGACGCCACCGGCAGCTTTCCATCCGGGTACACGCACAACGGCCACGGAGCGACCTACGATCCGACCGGCAATCGCTGGCTGCTGTGGAATGGCACCCAGACGAACCGGGCCGAGATTGCCACGCTCACCCGACCCGGTAGCGGCAACCTGCGCACGACAGCATGGACGCGCGGAACGCTGACACTTGATGGCGGGAACGCTGTGACGCCGAGCGCGGCCACGACAAACGGCGTTTACAACCGATTTGCATTCATCGACGCGCTGGGTATTGCTGTGCTGATCAACGCCACAAACCAAGCCGTGTATTTCTTCAAGGTACGCGCATGACATTGCCATCGGTACGCGCGTGGGGGACGGCCACCGGCTACAGCGGCACGAACAATGTCGCCAACAAGCCGGCTGGCACGATCGAGGGCGATCTGATGATCGCCTTCATGACACTGACCGGCAGCGGGTCGCTGCCGTGGAGCGGGGTCATTACTGCTGGCTGGACGATGGTTGACTACAACACATCGGCGGGTGTGTTCAACGGAGTGCAAGGCGTTGCGTACAAGTACGCCGGCAGCTCAGAGCCAAGCAGCTATGCCTTCAACATGCAGGGCGGCGGGTGCGTGCGGATCGCATCAGTGCAGGACGCTGCCGCAAGCGGTCCTTTTACCTATGTCAAGCAGTCGAATGGGTCGGCTTCGACCACGATCAACATCCCATCCGTAACGACGCCGTCCGACGATTGCCTGCTGTTCATGTTCTACGGCGGCGACGACTACTCGGCCTATCCCTTCACGCACCCGTCAGGCACCACAGAGGTCATTGACTTCTTAAACACAGCCGCGATGGGCGCAGCCACTGAGGCCAGGCCCACGGCTGGCGCCACTGGGGCACGCACAGCAACGCAATCTGCCAATCAGATTTCATGGGCGATGGCCCTCGCGGTTTCGCCGGCATCGCTGCCCAGTGCGCTGGCGGGCAACGTGACGCTGGATGCGGCGGTTGCAGCCGGCACGCTGGCCAGTTCCAGCAGCGACCTGGGCGGCAACGTCACGCTCGACGCAGCCGTAGCCAGCGGCACCCTGGCCGACGCTGGCCCCACCGCGCTGACCGGCAACGTCACGCTCGACGCCGCAGTGGCAGCAGGCACCCTGGGCCTGCAGCCCGGCGTCATCACCAGCGAGCCGCTCAAGACCAACAACGGCACCGTGCTCACCAGCATGGCCCTGGCTCACGTCTGCGTGTACGACGACGCCACCGGTGCGCTGATAGTGCGCAAGACCGGCGTGTCGACCAACGCGGAGGGCATCTTCGCCGTCACTGATGCAGCCATCGTGCCTGGCACCACGTACCGCATCGACTGGGAGACCAGCGCCGGTCACCGGCGCATGCCGCGGAGCGTGGCCGCATGAGCTGGCTGTGCGACACCGCCGAGCTGATCAGCGGCGCCTGGCTGTCGTCGGGCTACGCCGGCCACGGCGTGCTGGGCTCTGCCGTGCCCGCTGAGGGACTCGACGGCCCGAGCTACCTGTACCCCTGCCTTTCGCTGCCGGCCGACAACGCCATCGAAGTGCGCGGCCTGATCACCCGCTGGCCGGGCCTGGGCACCTTCACCGCCGATGAAGACGGCCAGTTCGCCTACACCGGCGCCACCGACTACGCCGAGTTCCGCCTCTACGCTGACGGCGTGGCCAGCAGCACCGACATCGGCTACGGCCCCGGCATCGGCCGCGTGGACCTGGTGGTGGGATCGATCAATGCCACGGCATCAGGTGCGACGCTTGTCGCGTCGGCCTCGCTGACAGCCGGCTCAGCAAGCGCACCAAGCGCACCAGCGCCAGGCGCGTCACTTCAGACCGCGGCATCACTCATCGCTGGCACAGCGTCGGGCCCAGCAGGTGCCACCGTACCAGGCGTGACCCTGTCAGCGGCGCTCTCGCTTGTCCCCGGAGGAGCCTACGGCCCGACGCTGGCCAGCACACCGGGATTCCGATCTGCTCGGCCCCGGCCGATCTTCGGCGCCAGCATCGGCGCCAATGGACGCACGCTGCGGCCGCGGAGACCATCATGACCACGCGCTTCGACACCAAGGATCCGGACGAGGACATCACGGCCGAGTTCGACTTCACCGACCTCGGCATCCCATCCGCACCCGAGATCGAGATCGAAGTGACAGAGGGCGTCGACGCGACGCCTGAGAGCATCCGCCTCGGGTCTCCGTCGATCGTCGGTTCGAAGGTCCTGCAGCGGTTCACTGGCGGCATCGACGGCGTCGAGTACGGACTGCGCTGCTTCGCGAACATCGGATCCGACCGGCCGCTGATCGACGCCATCCTGCCGGTCCGCAGGCGCCCGGGGCCAGCCCCGGCCTGACGCACCAGGAGCACCACGATGTACGCCACCAAGCAAGACTTCGAACATGCCTTCGGCCAGGACGAGCTCGCCGACCTGACAGGCCAGGGCTCCGACTTCACCAAAGCCGAGGGG